TTTAGCATTTGCTATTACTGAGGAAGCTATTGAAGATAACTTGTACGATAGATTAGCTTCTAGATACACTAGAGCTTTAGCTCGTTCAATGTCACAAACTAAACAAACAATAGCAGCTAACATTTTGAATAATGGTTTTGATTCTGCATACACAGGAGGCGACGGAGTTCAGCTTTTAGCTAACAACCATCCTCTTGCTAACGGATCAACATTTTCAAACATTTTAGCAACTGCAGCCGATCTTAACGAAACTTCATTAGAACAATCGTTAATTGACATTGCAGGATTCGTAGATGAAAGAGGATTAAAAATCGCTCTTCAAGGTAGAAAATTGATTATTCCAAAAGAATTACAATTTACTGCTGAGAGAGTATTAAAATCTCCTTTATCAACAAATCAAACTAATAACTTCGCTAAGAATGATATTAATGCTATGTTGAATATGGGAATGATCCCTGAAGGTTACAGAGTGAACCACTTCTTAACTGACACGGATGCATTTTTCATTATTACTGACGCTCCTAACGGATTGAAAAATTTCGTTAGAAGTCCAATCAAAACAGCTATTGAAGGCGATTTTGACACTGGTAACGTTAGATTTAAAGCTAGAGAAAGATACAGCTTCGGTTGGTCTGACCCTAGAGGAATCTTCGGAACTCCAGGAGCGGCTTAATAATTTAAGTCTTTTCGTAAAAAGGGGCCAAGGTTTACTTTGGCCCCTTTTTCTTTTATAATCATAAATAATTTACACAAGGAGTAAAAATGAAATCAGATGTAAAACCAGTCATATGTACAAGCGGCGAAACTAGTAAAGTATTATTTGCTGGTCCTACAAGACTTAGAGCTCTTATGATTCAATCTACTGGTGTTGCTGGAATAGCTTTTATTAATGGTTTAGCAAATGCAACTACGGTTAGTTCTTCAACTAATACAGAAGTTTATCTTGCAGTTGCAGTAGGTGCAAATCAAACTGAAACTTTAAATCTTCCAGAAGATGGTATTTTATATGCAGCTAGAGGCGGTAAATTTATCGTTGATGGTATTGGTGTAACAGGCAATACTAGTGCATTAAATATTACATTATTTATAGATAAATAAAAATGTCTGGCTTTGGCGTTCAAAAGCGAGGAACAGGTAAAGCTGTAAAGAAAATGTCTTTGGGCGGAGCTTTAGCTATTAAATCTGGAGCATATCAAGGTAAGCCAGGAACTTACGAACAAAATTATTATACACAATCTTTATTTCCACAAGCAACTCAAACTGGATATACACCACCGCCACAAACTGAAACTAAAAAAGAAGACGAAAAAAAAGAAGGAATGGCCAGAGGTGGCGATGTACAACCTCCTAAAAATAAAAAATATTATAGAGATACAAAATCTGGTGCTGGAATGACAGAAGCTGGAGTTAAAAGATATAGAAGAGAAAATCCAGGTTCAAAGTTATCCACAGCTGTAACTGGTAAAGTTAAACCAGGTAGTAAATCAGCTAAAAGAAGAAAATCATATTGTGCAAGATCTGCTGGACAAATGAAGATGTTCCCAGGTGCTGCAAAAGACCCTAATTCTAGATTAAGACAAGCAAGAAAAAGATGGAAATGTTAAGCTTGCAATGTCTTATTTAAATGCTAATGTCCCACCTATCTATTGCAAGATAAGGAGAGAATATTTATATGACTTACGAGAACATAAAGGAGAAACTGAAGACTGTGTGGTATTTGGTTTGGGGAGTATTAGCGGCCGTGCACTCTTGTTTCATTGTTTACTTACGAACGGTGCAATATATTGGAGACTTCCTATCTCTGCTTTTATTCAAAGAAGAAGCGGCAATACTTTGCATAGCACACAGATGGAATATCAAGATCTCGAAGATCTTCAGTTATGGAATTCATTTAGTTATTATCCTAGTGTTACTATTTTTGATTTTTTAAAAGGTCAACGCTGTAAATATTTTAGTAAAACTAAAAATAAACTTTATCATGGTGAATATTTATTTACGATTGATTGGGCACATCCAGAAAGTAATATTTTGGATACTGAACATTCCGAAATCCCTGATCAACATAAGTGTGGGCATGTGCTGGCTCTTGATAACGGTAATTACGCAGTTATGCCTAATAATCGTATTTTGTGGAGTATCCCTAGCTTTACTACTTCATCATCTGTACCTGATTATAAAGTCCAAACTACAGTTTGGAATGTTGAAAACAAAGGATTAATTACAGAGGACACAGATAAATTTTTTTATGATATAATAAGTGAGGAGAAAAAATAAATGAGTAGCGAATTTAAATTAAGTGACCAAACAAGTGTAGCACTACCTATTAAAAACATAGTTGCTATTGTATCTGCTATTGTTGTAGCAGTATGGACATATTTTGGTATTGTTGAAAGATTAAATAGATTAGAAACTAATGAAAAGTTAATGGCTCAAGATCTTCTTAAAAAAGCAGATCAAACTCCTAAGAATCAAGAATTATTTATGTTAATTGAATATCAAGCTAAAACAATAGAGAAACATACAAAACAATTAGAAGAAAATGTTCATACAAAAGTATTAATATCTCAATTAGAAAAAAAAGTAGATAAATTAGAAAAAGAATTAGATACCGTAAGAGGTAAATAATGGTAGAAGCAGTGTTTGCATTGTTAATGTATATGAATGGTAAATTAGAAGGATATTCTCCTAAAGCTAATATTGCAGATTGTTTAGAACAAAAAAGAAAAGTAGAGCGTGATGGTAACCCAAATGTTACTTCATGGAGCTGTAAAGAAGTAAAAGCCGTTGTAGAAGTAGATAAACATGGCGTTAAAAGAATCAAAGAAGTTAAACAAGATTAATTGTATTAACAACCTCGCAGTTGGACGACTTATACCTAAACGTTTTCTTCTATTTATGTTTGCGTATAAACCCTGTTTTTCCATAATAGAAAATTATATCACTATTGAATAGTTTAATCTACTTCTTAGTTCTTTTGCTTTTACGCATAGCTTTTGATGGTTTAGCTCCTCTAAGCTTTCCATCTATTTGCTGTGGTATTGCTGATCTTCCTATAGCCATAATTATTTCATTGGGTAGTACATTACTACATTGTTAATTTTACTGGCTCTTAAGTACTGTTTTCTATTTCCAGTACTATTGTAACTACAATGAACCCAGCCAGAATTAGGTTCATTAGGATTCCAGAATTCTAATATACACTGATCATAATCAAGATTAGTTGTAATCCAATCTGCCAGATCTTTATTAGTTATTCCAAAAATTTCAAAATCTGCGGCTTGCCCTTTGGTATGTTGGCTTTTACTACTTGATCCTACGGCTTCGCAGAGCGCAGCAGATCTATATCCTGAAGATACAGATACAGGCATTCCATAAAAATCTCTAATGGGTTGTAATATGTTTTCACAAAGTATTTTTAAATTTTCTATATGTTCTTCACTTGGAGTATTATCTATTCCAAGTCTAGTTGCTTCTTGAGACTTTATTAATTCGTTTAATGTAAAGCTTTTACTTAGTTCCATTTCTTAATTTATTTATAACCTCAATAACATGTTTTTCATATTCTTTATTTGTAGAAAAACTATCTAACGCTTTTGCCATTTTTATAGGATCTCTATTAAATGACATATCTCTAGCTTTTCTAAATTCTGCATACACTTTTTTTGTATTTAGAATTTCTATGTAATATTTAACAGAATCACATTTACTTTTAAATACCCTTACTCGCCATTCAATATGATCTGGTTGTTTATAAGGTAACATACCTTCTTTAGACCATACCCTTATACCAAATAAATTGTTTCCTTCAATAGCAAATCGTGACATTCCATAGTTAGATTCAACAATAGCTTGGGCTACTATAAGTTCTGTATTTATGTGTTTATTTGTAGGGATGTCAAAATTGAGGTAAGCGATACACTTTTTAAGGGAGGTGATGAATTCTTGATTATTATGATATTCAAACCTCGGGGGACCAAATCCTAGGCTCTTAGCCCAGGCGATTGTGGCGTTCTCAGTCTTCTTCTTGGCGACTGGGTTCGGAAAGAATGTACCTAATACAAATGCTGCTAGAGCTACTATCAAATATTTTATTATTATACTCTTTATTGTCATAACATTTACAGTGATTTGAGAGGCAGCATCCAACTGCTAGGTTGTTAATACAATTAATCTTGCTTAACTTCTTTGATTCTTTTAACGCCATGCTTATCTGTTTCTATAATGGCTTTTACTTCTTTACAGCTCCATGAAGTAACATTTGGGTTACCATCACGTTCTACTTTTCTTTTTTGTTCTAAACAATCTGCAATTGTAGCTTTAGGAGAATATCCTTCTAGCTTACCATTCATATACATTAATAATGCAAATACTGCTTCTATCATTATTTACCTCTTACGGTATCTAATTATTTTTCTAGTTTATTTACTTTCTTTCTTAATTTAGATTTTAATACTTTTGTATGTAAATTATTTTTTT